AACGCTGTCCTGTATCCAACCCCCGTCTATACCCTTGATCGGCTCTACCGGCTTCTCAAGTACAGGCCATCCATGCTCATCGATAAATCCCTCAAAGTTCCACTCCATTGGAATAAAGAGTGCGTACAACCCGCTCTTTGTCTGCCCGTTCTGACTTCGCTTCCTTGGGTCTGAGTCATTGTAAAGGTCCTTGTAACCAGATCCGCCCTTGTCCATTGCGTTAGAGGTAGACCCCATCATACACTTTCCGATGATCCTGGAACCCAAACGAAGACATGTCTTTGTTACACGCCAGTTACTCTCGATGTTATTCGGTGGTGTCCACTTGGCCGCCTCGTCATGTATAAGTAGCTTTAACTTCTCTCCATCATACGAGTTGTCAGCTGTGTTCTTCCAGTCAATGGACGTGTCTAGACCCTCGATGTCCTCCTCGTTCTTGTCCATGTTATTGCGTGTGATCTTGGACGCAGGCACACGGAAGCCTAGCTCCGTCTTAGGCTTGTCCATACCATCCTGTACCGGCTTGAAGAAAAATGGGTAATTTGTAGATATAGGCACGACCTTGTCCGTGAACATGATCTTGGCGTCGGATCCAGTCTTAGACAGGATACCAAGCCTTGCATTCTTTGTTATGGTACCAATGTTCACAAGCTCGGATGAGCTCATAAACGAGAATCCAGAACGTCTGTTCTTGAGGTAGCACATTCCGAAGCATCGTGTGTCAGCCTTACAAGCCTCCCAGTAAATAAAGAATATGCGGTTAGACTCACGGAACTCAGGAAGACCAACGTCTATCTTGGTCCACTGCAAGTACATGTAGTGCGTACCGGTAATGTATGTCTTCTGCTTCTTGTTGAGGAACCAGAAACCGTTCTCACGCCTGTCAAACTCCGTCTCGATATAGTCTACCCACTTCCCTTTGAACTGGTTGTCGTACTTGTTCCAGTCGAATATCGTCTTTAGCTTAGAGAGCTCCTTTGGATACTCCTGTGGAACCCACTTGCCTCCACGGTCCTCTACGTGCTTTGGAAACGGCAGGGCTATCTTGAGCCCATTAATCTCGTAAACAGGGCCTATCGTCCCGTCTCTAGATATAATAATGACATCGTACTTAGGGTTATAGCCATACTCCCAAGAGCCTTCTTTGTTGCCCTTGGCTACAACGTCCTTTGGTATAGGATCCTTTATGACCTCGTACAGCCTGCTCATTTAGAGAATCTTTCTGCAAAGCCCTTCTTGGTGTCCACAGACGCAGATACCTTAACATCTGGCGTCTCTAGCATGTTACGCTCCTCCTGTATCCTCTTGAGGATATCAAATGCGTCCATGATGGCTAGCTTCTTGGTAGCGGCAGCGTTCTTTAGCTTGTCCGCAGACAGGTCCGTCTCTGAGTTGTTGTTCAGAATAGGCTCCTTTGCCACTGCGATCAGCTCGTGTATGGCCTTCTCTGCAGCGTCTATAATCTTTTCCTTGAATTCTTTCTCCGTCATAAGGCTACGCATATGTTTTTGCTAAACATCCGGTACAGCTTCTCTCCGTCCACGGTGAACTGATACTCGCTCTCTGGCTGGAAACTAATCATGTCTCCATCCTTCAGTCCCTTAGAGTAAAGATACTCATTTCCGTACTTTAGAATCCCAACTAGCGGGCTCTCCATGTCAGTACTCTTGATGATAGTGGAGTTGTCGTTCTCCACTGGCTTGACCATACAGTAAGGGTGCGGCGCCTTCCACACGTCATCGTGCTTGTACAGGAAGAACTGATCGAAGTCAATGAAGAAGGTGCTGTCTCTAAAGTGAGACGGCCCGTACTTCTCCTTTCCACGTACATCGAAGTACTTTCTGAACACGTTGTGGTGTACCATGAGTGTGTCACCAGGGACGATTTCCACAGTGTAACCGATTGGAGTGGCGATGACCGTGGCAAATCGATTGGTTGCAGTGTGGTCCTCCTTTGATGCGCTCAATATGAGCCCGTAATCTGTTGTGCTGTCGTAAAGCTTGTCGCCAACAGGCTCTACCACAAAGTAGAGCGGTGATTTCATTTTATTTAAAAGTCTATATCGTATTCAATTGAGATAGGCATATTGCTGTTGAAGGTCTTCCAAAGCATCATACCAGAGGTATTCTTGATCCAAATGTCAACAGTGCCATCATCCTTTAATAGCATAAGAGATATCTTGTACTCGCCACGCAATACGTCCTGACCAAGCACATAGTGCATGGCATCAGACTTATAGTCTTGGCCGATAGATACCTTTCTTACGATCATAGAGCGATCCAGCCTGTAGACTTGTACTGATACGTTCCCTCGGTAGCGTCTGTCTGGTATACCAACTGACCAACAACTGGAGAAACGATAGCGAGTCTCTGAGCTTGTGTAACTTTAGGAGCTCCCGCTCCGAATGTGTAGACAGCAACCGCATCAACGGTCGTGTTATTTGTCGCACCACCAGCAGGCGTGTTAGACATCAAAAGTTTTTCAGTACCCACCAATGCGGTGTCTACTGTATAGTTATTAATATTGCCCATCTTTTATTTCTCCTGTGTTTAGATCGATAAGCACGTTACCGTACTTCTCTTGTAATTCACCTTGCAGGCTTGTCAACTCTTCGGCAGCGTTCTCAATATCAAAGATAAGAGCAGGCTTACGGTTGTTCAAGCGAGACAAGTTTACTTCAATGTCAGCAATCTCTTCCTTCAAGGACTTTACCTTTGAGCTCAAAGATCTAAGTAACTCTAATTCTTGTGTTTCTAACGATTTCATTTAAGTACAAATCTAATCATAATAATTAACAATAACAAGGTACCGAACGCAATTGCCAAAGATTTCCAGAAAGGATCGTTCTTGTACGATACTGTTGGTGGCAACTTGAATGGGATCTTTGTAGTAATGCGGATGGTGTCTGACTTACACTTGGTGTAAACTTTAATCACATTGTCATGCCTGATCACCTTGGTATAGACAAAGCTGTCCTCCATTACAATTGTGTCGTAGCAGGTGGTAAAGAAGCTATCTGTAAGTATTCTTTCCTTTGTTACAAACTGGGTGTCATGAACCAATACAGTGTCGCCACCCTTTAGCAGTGACGGGTCTTTCTCTATTGCACGCTTAAGGTGCCAGTTGGCACTGCATGATGTTAAAAGAAGGATGGCGACAGCGTACTTTAGCATTACTTTTTCTTTTTCATTTTAGAGGCCATCATCTTCTCCTTGGCTTCAACTTTTTTGCCTTCTTTCTTTTCGTGCTTTACTTCAGCTTTCTTTGAGGTGTACTTTTCCATTCCACCGTACTCGGATATCATTTTCTTTTTCATAGTCTTAACATTTCCATCTTTTACGTGCCTGTCTGAGGCGTGAGTTAGGATCGTTTGCTGCGGCTGGGAACATCTTCATCTGTCCAGCACTGCGTGCACAGAATGACTTGCGTCTTGCTGCGTCTGCACTACCTGCCTTTACCTTGCCCGTTACGGCAGTCTTTAGCTTACTGCCTGGATTGGCCTTGCGATACGCTGCTACGCCCTTAGCGGTCATGCCTGCACCCTTGCTCGTTGGCAAGTAGTTGGCACCCTTTCCGGTGGTAGTCTTTGCTATCGGCTTATCCTTCGGCATTGTCTTTATTTGCAAACTTATCGATACTTGTGAATCCAAGGCACGCGATCACCACAAACTCAACCGCGGCTACTAGGTCCTTGCTAGGAGCGATCTCCTCTGGGCTCAAGCTGTTGTGCGCCATGGTCGCAAAAAGGACTAAGGCCCCCACGATCCCCACGACACGCTTAGAAGAAATCTCTCCCTTGTCGCCCTTGAACATTTCCATTAATTTTTTCATAGTGATTTTAAAATTTGAGCCTTAGCCAATACCGTTAACGATTCGCTTTCTTTTATAAAGTTTTTAAAAACCTCCATATCGCTATCGTCTAAATCTAATTCAATTCCAGAGTGTAATTTTGTAGCCCATCCCCAAAACTTCAAGGGGTCACCCTTTGGTGATTGAGAAAGTGTTTGAGCTACAACCTTTGCTAGATTAACCCCTGAAATCTCTGACCCATCTAGGTCTAATGCGTTTTTATTTAAGTCCGTCATAAATTATAAATCCCAATTTGTTGCAAGCCCATTTTGTTACGTAGCTATCGTCGCTTGACCATCCGTCATATGTCTGTTTGTCCATCACCAACTTTCCATCCAAAAGGCAGTCTTCTTTATTGTCGGATAATAACTGCCAATAAAAATTAACAGAGTCTGGTGACATTTGAAAGTTTAAAGCCATTATGTTGAAATAAACACCGCTCCCCTTTGTTGGTATGTCTACTGTTTCAATTTTTACCATGTGCAAATTTACAAAACATTTGTGATAATTCCATCTTGAATAACTAGCGTTTGCATTCCCGGAGGATTTGTTGGTACAACAAAAGATCCAGTGTACCCAGCCACCGATACTAATACTCCAGATGACGACTTTACGGGGCCGTTTAATGTCAAAGATGCTAGGTAAAACTGCCCAGACCCATCTATATATGCTTTATTTACCCCAGAAACTTGCCACTCCTGTGTATATTGAGAGGAATTTCTATTGTTAATTACTAATGCCGAACCAGTACTAGCAGGACTTGTCCTTAACGTAAGCCCATGATACGCATCCATAATTACCCCAGACCCGTATGTCGTGCTTATCCTGTGGTTTACGTCGCCCCCATACTGAAGGTGAATTGTTTGTCCAGAAATCAACCCAGTAAATCCTGCGATTCTACCGTTTTCGGTTGTTACGTACGTATCTCCATTACTTCTAAAAGATCCATTTATATCAACATTGTATGATGGGTCAATTTTGTTGATCCCCAAAAATCCAGAACTATTAATAAAAACAGATTGTACAGACCCAACATATATAGAAAAGGATCCAGATGCTTGAATCGACTGAGTCTTTACTAGTGGAGCAGAGACAAATCCGCTAGTAAATAAAGACAACTTTCCATAAACAGATCCGTTGGCAAATACGTTTCCAAAATCACCTATCTTGTTAGCTACGCAACCAATGCTTTCTATAAATCCGCCAGCGGCATATACTCTTTCATAATATTTAATTGTAGTCAAACTAGACGTCCCGTACAGAACAGAGTTCTCTGCTATCTGCTCTCCACCAAGGACGTCTATGTCTGTTAAAAATTTTTTCATTAAGCTATCTTAACAACCAGTGCTCTTAGCGTGTTTATCGCTTGTGGAAGTGCAAATCCAAGCGTAACTACGTTTGTCGTAGTTCTTATTACGTCACATTCTACACTAGCTCCTGTAGATATTTCATAAACCTCGACCATTACGTCTAAAGATCCCAAACTATGAGTAACAACCATACTAGTGGCTAATGCCGAAGGCCCGGTTACCGCATACCTAAGGGCAGCTAGGCCTGACGGAGTAACTACTAGAGTTGAGCTTGACATCGCTAGAGCTTCAGCGCTGGTAGCCAATTCAACAACACCAACCACACTAGTGGTAGCGTTTATACCGCTAACACCGATTGTCGTCGTTCCGCTCCCTGTTACAGCTACACCATTTGATCCAGTCACAGTTACGCCTGCGATGATGTCTGCTGCTATTTCTGAGGCTGTAAGATATTGAACAACTCCAGAGGAAGCGACTAGGTATTGATCCCCAGAGTAAGCTCCACCGGCTGCTGCGATAGATCCAATATGAAATGGTTTGTCTACAGTAGACCAATATCCAAGGCTCTCTTTCCACAAGAAAGACACGTTTGGAGATGTGCCCCTCTCTATCTCTAATCCTGCGTCTTGTGTAGGAGTGCCGACCTCGTCCTTGTTAAGGATGATAATGTTATCTCCAATCTCTACAATATTCGAATTGATGTAAGTTACATTACCGTTTACGGTCAAGTTGCCTCCGATAGTTACTGTAGTCCCATCGTCCGTGATGGTTGAGTTTGAGAATCCTGTTCCATTCCACTTGCTAATATAGTTATTGGTTAAAGATCCTGCCCCGGTAATTGCAATGTCATTAGAATTTACCGTTATACCTGTACCCGCTCCAACGTCGAGAGTAACAGAGCCTCCTAGAGCAACAGAGCCTCCGTTAGCAAGACCCGATCCAGCTACTACCGAAACAGAAGAGTTTGCCAACATTGCGTTGGTAATACCTCCTGCCTTAACAAATAATTGGTTTGATCCGTTTATCCCGATAGACGAGTTGTCGAAAAGTGTGCTTACAGTAATGTCGCGAACCCCGCTTACCGAGATACCCGATCCAGCTACTATAGACTTAAGGTCACCACCAACGTCTACCCATGTCGTTCCGTCCCAAAAGTAGATTGACTTGTCTCCAACGCTGCTGTCGTAGTAAATCTGACCCTCTACTGGAGATGACGGTGCTGTAGCAAGGTTCTGAATCCTCGCATTTTGTAATTCGTTTTGGTTTAAGTCTATGGAGACTAAAAATTTCTTTGCCATGTTAGTTTAGATATGCTTTGCCTGAAAATGAGGATGAAAAGGTTATTGTTAAGTTACTTGTGTCTACGTAGTGAACATCTCCAATAACATCGTTATTTGCTGAGTCTACCACGCTTACTGATGGAAATTTGTTTAATGTATGTGCTACGTTCCATGTGCTAGCTGGGGCACCTTGCGTATAAGTGTATGTCTCAGGCAATAGTGCCTCGTTTATCCAAAGGCTAGTCGCTGAGTCATAAGACAGTACTTGGTTATTCTGTGGTGACGTTATTTTCACGTCATGAATCTCGTATAGCTCGTACCCGTTCTGTATGTTCACCTCGATCACGCCCTGTGTTGGGTGGGACCTGACTACAACACCAACGTATACTAGGTGTGCAGGAGCCAACTGCTTTACAGTTGTATATGCTCCTGCTACGGTAGAGCTAAGGTATAGCTGAGTCCCCTCGGCTATTGCCTGTGTGTCTAGGTTTTGAAGTTTTCCCACCACAACGACATAACCGTTGTTATTGTTGGTAATACTGTCCCTAACAAAACCAAATGTCTGAGCAGACGTAGCATCTCCAGTTGCAATTGCCTTTGTTACTGTTGGCAGGTTACCGTGTGCTCCGTTGATGTATATAATGGTTCCCCTTGTAAGGGTAGCACCGGTCTGGTTGTATACCTCGGTGATTAATGTAGTTGTGCTTGGTGATATTGGGTTGGTCGTACCAGAGATTGTAACTACTCCTTCTCCACTTGTTGGGGTGACTGTAATGTTCTCCCCAGCGATGATTTTGTTTACAGAAGAGGCGTTTACCCTTTTTAATATATAGTCTATAGACTTTCTTATGTCAACTAGATACTCGGAATATTTGGTAGGTGGCCTAAACACCCTACAAATATACGGCTTTACTTTTTAGTTGACTTGCCATTGGACCCTTGTCTTGATCTATTTTTTGATTTATTCTCAAGAACCATTTTCCCGTTCTTGGTGTGAGAAAGATCTTTCGACATGGCTGCTCGCTTACCGTAGATGCCTCGCTCGCGTGCCTCAGCGTTCAGCTCACTGCGATACGCTACGCGTTTCGCGGTAGACTGGTAGGCACTCTCCTTGGAGTAGTCCCTGCCTGTGGCCTTGTTACTGCCCGGCCTAGTGTTTTTCCCTGTAATCTTTGCCATCTAAGTACTCTCCTATAATGTATGAAATTCCTATTGTAAAGGTAATGAATAAAACCCCGAACAAGAATCCCTGTATCATTTCTTCTTAGCTGTCTTCGCTGACTGTTTGAATGCTTTCGCTGTCGGTGCACCCTTGGTGCCCGGCTTTCTCATTGTCTCACCGCTTCCGGCTTCGATCCGCTTCTTCTTTTCGTTGATATTTTTATAAAGTCCGTTTTTCATCCTTGTCCGACGTTAGGTTTTTTGCTCTTGTGCTTGTTCACGTGCTTGGTGTGCCGGCGCAATTTCTTGCGTGGCTTTGCTCTGAAGGTGGATACGTTTGACTTTACTTTTGCTGCCATAGGTACATTCTAAAATAGTCGAACTCTTCTT